AAAAAGGAAAAAAAGTTCTGATTGTCGCGCATAGTAATGTTTCAGTAGATGGCGTCATCAAAAAAGTAGCTGAGCTTTTGAGAGAACATGGTGAGGAAGTCTATCTTCGGGATGGCCATGTTCTTCGTTACGGTTTCGTGCGCGACAAGGAATTACAGGAAGATCCTTATGCCTCTGCTTATAATTACACGCTTTCACATTATCCTGTAGAAGCGAAAAGGATAAAAGAGCTTCAGGAAGCTATTAAAAATGCTGGTAAAGGCTTTTCCATGCCCAAAATAGATCTGATCAAGAAGCTGAATGAATATAACCGGGCTATTAATGATAAACAAAAAGAGTATCTTTCATCTGCTGAGATCATAGCGACGACAGTTTCCAAACTGGTCATGGATTCCTACTTTGAAGATAGACAGTATGATACGGTTATGTTCGATGAGATCAGCATGGCTTATATACCACATATCTTTGCTGCCGCATCCTATGCGACGGATTATTTTGTGGCAGTGGGAGATTTCCGTCAGCTGTCTCCAATTTCAGAATCCCCAGAAAAAGAATTTCTGGATAAGGATTATTTTGACTATCTTGGTATTACTGACTCTTCAGGTAAATTGCATGGCCATCCATGGCTTGTGATGTTGAATGAGCAGAGAAGAATGTATCCGGATATTTCTGGATTTCCGAACAAATACGTCTATAACAATCTACTAAAGGATCACCCATCCGTTATCGAAAATAGAAAAGGAATCGTCGAAAAAGAACCATTTGCAGGTAATGCTATGAATCTCATTAATCTTCATGGCATGTATTGTGTTACCTACAAGGATGATAATAATTCTCGCTTTAATGTAGTAAGTGCAGCTATTTCATTTCTGCTTGCTCTGAAGACCAATCATGAACGAGAAGATTCAGTCGGCATCATCACACCTTATGCTGCTGAGACAAGATTGATCCGTGCAATGCAACAAGACTGCGGAGAAGAGAACAGCTCGAATATCGCATTTGCAACGGTTCATCAGTTCCAGGGGTCAGAACGCGATACCATCATCTTTGATTCTGTCGAGAGTTATCCTCAGAAAAAAGCCGGATGGTTGATGTCGAAGGAGAGCGACAGCGTACTTAGACTTATTAATGTTGCTGTCACAAGATCCAGAGGAAAATTTATTGCCATTGCAAACGATACATTCTGGCAACATAAATTCGAAGATTCCAATAATCTTTTCTATAAGCTTTTGCGCCATTTAAAGCAAAACGGAAATGTTATTGATCATAGTAGTAAGAAACTGTCGGAATTCATAGAAGATCTCCCTAAAACTCGTAACTTACGCTTTTATTCAAGTATTAAAGCGTCTTTTGATGTGTTCATGAAAGACCTGAATAAAGCGTCCGAGAAGATCTTGGTCATAATACCCGATGGCAAACTGGATTCTGTATATGCCTCGCAGATACTGGAAACGATAGAACGGATAAAGAAGACCAATTCCAACGTAAAGATTTTGATGAAGACAAATAAATATGCAGCATTACCAGAGGCATGGAAGAAGTACTGCTTTGGAACTGATGAAGTAGCTCTTTTTCCACTGATACTGATCGATGATAAGGTGTGCTGGTATGGCTATCCATGTGCAGATAATGCTTTTCAGGATAACGACTGGTCTTTCAAAACGATGCTTCCTGTGACATTACGTATTACCGGAAGCAAGACGATCGAAATATTGAAAATGCTCGCGAATTTGGAATATCGGAAGGTGAAGGAATTCCGAGTGCCATTAATTCCGAAAGGAAATGAACAGGATCCAAATCATAATGTAAATCTTAGCGAATATATCGCAAAGACTATGAAATGCCCCACATGTGGACACAACCTCATGTTGGCAAGCCCACATGGAAAACCATTTATTAAATGCAGCTCATCATCCTGCAAATATACGCAGCTTCTGACTGTAGATATTGTTAATGGATATCTGGACAGAAGCAATGCAAGATGTCCAGTGAATGGATGTAATGCGGAATTGCAGGCGAGACTTGGACCATATGGCGTTTATGTTCGATGCGATAATGGTCATCAAAGCAGTCCTACAAAGATATAGCATAAAAAATATCAGATTTACAAGTAAAAGTGAGACATCTGAAAGTTCTTTGTTGAAGACATTTATCTGGAATGGTATTCTTATATATGAGTGTTCACGTTGTCATATGCGAGGTATGAGACTATGGAGATCAGTTACAACAAGCTTTGGAAACTACTCATTGATAAGAATATGAAAAAGAAGGATCTAAGAGATACTGCCAAAATTAGCTCCAATACGATTGCACGTATGGGAAAAAACGAAGAGGTTTCTCTTGATGTGCTGATAAAGATCTGTGAGGCCTTAGATTGCGATATCGGTGATATCGTATCTGTCGTTCGTGATGACGATTCTAATCAAAAGGAGACATTATAAGGGATGAGAATAATGAGTCCATATAATGGCTGTGCAAGCATAACTCGGGAGCAGTTCTTGTTCTATGAAATGAGGACAACGGCGAAGCTGCTACTGGAAGGCATAAGTCATGACGAAGTCATTAAAAGGATTGTTTCTGACAATCTTTTTCAGTATCCAACAGAAAAGTCAACCCGGCAAATGGCAAAAACCTGCTTAAAAAGGCTCGATTGTTTAGGCGATGATAGTCTTGTCAAGGCGATTGCAAATCAACCATCAGAAGTTGCAAAGCAGATCTGTCTGTATGCGATGATGAAGCGGTACCGGTTGGTATGGGACTTCATGGTGACGGTTATTGGAGAGAAGTATAGACAGCAAAATTTTTCATTTAGCCCAGTCGACATCAATACATTTTTCTTGCAGTTACAGGAACAGGACGATTATGTTGCAGGATGGAGTGAAACCACTATAAAGAAAATCAGATCGGTCCTGATCCATGTGCTCGTGGAAAATGAGTATCTGGACAATAACCGGTCGGATCATCTGAATCCGGTATGGCTGCAGCCAATATTGGAGAATGCGATCAAGACTGCCGGCGACGATATTGCACTGAAAGCTTTCAACAGCTTTTTGTAAGGAGGGACAGAAGTGGAATCAATTACAGAAAGGCTGGACAAGGTCAGAGACTTGATTCAGCAGCCAGAGTTCCTGGAAGGTAAAGGTCTCTCCAATGAGGTCAATATCCGGATGTTCTGCTATGACGCGAAGGATGAGATGGTCGTCAGGCATTTTGTGAAGCAGATATCGACAGACGTCGAGCTTTCCTGCCATCCGAAGATCTATAACTTGTATGACGTCTTCCTGTCGATCTGCGAAGACATGGACATTCTGGATGACATGAAGGACATGGAAGAAGCCGACGGAAGCAAGTACCTGTATGAGCAGATCCAGTCCGCAGTCGGGACAGATGATTTCATCGCGAAGATGCAGTACGGGGATCATCAGGAAGGCGATGTGCTGATCCTGACCGGGATCGGAGAGGTGTATCCCTTCATGCGGATCCATACGCTGCTGGAAGCGCTGCAGCCGCATTTCTCGGATATTCCGATTTTGGTGTTCTATCCGGGTGTCTTTGATGGACGGCATGTGAAGCTGTTCAATAAACTGGAACCAAACGACTATTACAGGGCGTTTAACATAATCTGAAGAAGGGAGCCGAAGGCAAATGATTATTAAAAATATGTTCGCCGATGACATCAACCGTAAGATCAACGGCGTTATCAAGGTCGATCAGGCGGCAGAAGACGTACTGGAGCAGGAGGTGCAGGAGTACGTCATTACCAAGGAACTGAAGAAACACTTTATCTCCTTCTTCAATTACTACAGTGAGGCGTTCAATGAGCCGACAGCTGATATCGGCGTCTGGATCTCCGGTTTTTTTGGAAGCGGTAAATCTCACTTCCTGAAGATGCTGTCCTACATTCTGGAAAATAAAGAAGTCGGCGGAAAGCCGACGGTTGAGTATTTCCGATCCAAGTTCGCGGATGATCCGGCGACATTCATGATGATCGACCGAGCTACCAGGGCGAAGACGGAGACCATCCTCTTTAATATCGATATCGAGGGATCCATCAATAAGGATAAGACTGCGGTCCTTCGTGTCTTTGCCAAGATGTTCTATAACCACCTGGGATTCTATGGAGAGAATCTGAAGGTGGCAAAGCTCGAGCAGTACATCGAGGAGAATGGCAAGACAGAAGAATTCCGTCGTGTGTTTGAAGAAAAGAAGGGGAAGTCCTGGCTGGATCAGCGCAAGGCCTTTGCCTTTAACGGAAAGTATATCGTCCCGACACTCATGGAGGTGCTGGACATGAGCGAGGAGGACGCAAAGAATTGGTTCCAGGACAAGAGTGCACAGGAGCTTTCCATTGCGGAGCTTGTCTCTGAGATCAAGGAATATGTCGACAAGCAGCCGAAAGACTTCCGTCTGCTGTTCATGATCGATGAGGTCGGACAGTACGTCGGTACCGACACGGATATGCTTCTGAACCTGCAGTCTCTTGTCGAGAAGATCGGCAGCGAGTGCGGCGGCAAGGTGTGGGTGATCTGCACCGGGCAGGAAGCCATCGACGAGATCATCAAGGTCCGTGCAGATGAATTCTCCCGCATTCAGGCAAGATTCAAGACCCGTCTGTCGCTGTCCTCTTCCTCTGTTGATGAGGTCATTCAGAAGAGAATCCTGCAGAAGAAGGATGAGCCGGAGAAGGAGTTGGAGCAGCTCTATAACGAGAGTGATTCCGTGTTGCGGAACCTGTTCAGCTTTACGGATTCCGTTCTGGATATCAAGGGATATTCCGGGCAGGTTGAATTCGCTCAGGACTTCCCGTTCGTACCGTATCAGTTCATCCTGATGCAGAAGGTATTTGCGGAGATCCGTAAGCACGGAAATTCCGGAAAGCATCTGTCCGGCGGTGAACGTTCCATGCTGTCCGGGTTCCAGGAAGCGGCGCAGAAGATCCAGGACAAGGATGAGTATGCCTTGGTTCCCTTCTACATGTTTTACGATACTGTTCATACCTTCCTGGACAGCTCGATCCGGAGGGTTGTTGAGCGCTGCCAGAAGGCAGCGGACAACGGAGACGGCATCGAGCAGACGGACGTCAATGTGCTGAAGCTCCTGTACCTGGTCCGCTATGTGGATGATGTGAAGGCTAACCTGGATAATATCATCATTCTCATGGCGGATGATATCCGCATGGACAAGATCGTCATGAGGGAGCAGATGCGAGCTTCTCTCGACCGACTGCAGAAGGAGCATTACATCGGTCGGACCGGTGATGTCTATAACTTCCTCACGGATGAAGAGCAGGACATCGAGCGTGAGATCGCCAATACTCCGGTGGATACCGCGAGCATTGTGACCCGTATCGCCAACATGATCTTTGCTGATATCTATACGGCAAAGAAGTACCGTTATGGAAAATATGACTTCTCCTTCGATGAGATGGTGGATGGCATTACAGTAGGTGCCATTACCGGAGGAATGCGCCTCAGAATCCTGACGGTTGCTACCGATGCAACGGAGAAGAATGATCTCCGTCTCATGACAGAATCCCAGGGCAAGGAGGCTATCGTCGTTCTGGCTGAGACGCCGTACTACGAATCTCTGGAAAATGCCATGAAGATCCGCAAGTACGTGAAGCAGAGGAATGTCTCCCAGCTTCCGAAGTCGGTTCAAGATATCATCCGCGGCAAGCAGGATGATGCTACCCAGTATGAGAACAATGCCGCCGATGATTTGAAGAAGGCAATCGAGAAGGCGATCTTCTATGTCGACGGAGAGCATATCGAGATCACCAGCGGAGATGCCAAGAGCAAGATTGATCAGGCACTTGAATATCTTGTGTCCCATGTTTACGGCGATCTGGATCTGATTACGAAGAATGCAGAGAGCGATGCGGATATCATTTCCGTTCTGAACGGATCTGCATTCGACGGAGTGATTCCCGGGACAGAGGCCAATCTTTCTGCAGCAGCCAAGATGGAAGAATATCTGGAGATGCAGGCGAAGAAGAACCTGCCGACCTCCATGCTGGACATCCAGAACCGTTATTCTGCGATTCCATATGGCTGGAGAGAAATCGATATTGCCTATGTGGCAGCCATGCTGATCTATCAGCAGAAGGTCACCATCAAATATGCCGGTGCTACGATCCAGCCGGATGATCCGAAGCTTCCGGATATGCTCAGAAAGAGATCCGAGATCGGCAAGACTTCCATCTCCAAGCGTATCGTCGTTTCCGCAGCCAACATGCGGGAAGTGAAGGAATTTCTGCGTGATTACTATGATGTGATGGATGTTCCGGACGATGAAGACGGACTCATCAAATATATCGTGGAGCATCTGGAGACGGAGAAGCAGCACTACCAGAGTCTGGATCAGCGTTATGAGAACCACAAGTACCCGGATCGTGATATCGTCCGCGCAGGCATTCGCCTGATGGATGATATCCTGTCGCAGCAGAAGGATAATATTGCCCTGATCCAGCGCGTCATCGATAAAGAAGATGCTCTGTATGACCAGCACGACAAGATGACCAAGGTCGAGGATTTCTTCAAGAATCAGGTCGTTCTATTCGATTCGGCTGTGAAGTTTGAAGGCCAGCTCCGCAATGATCTCGACTATCTGAACGGGGAAGAGGAGACGAATAAAGCACTGAATCGGATCCGCCTGATCACGCTGATCCCGACCGGAAAGCCTTACGACTACAGCCTGATTCCGGAGCTCAACGATCTGATCAAGAAGGTCAAGGAAGTCCATGACCGGATGCTTAAGGAAAAACGGGATGACATTCTGGAAATCGTTCGTCAGTGCCTGGAAGCCATCCATACAAAGGCAGCGGATGATGAGAAGGCAAGAGCCATCAGCAATACGGCAGATACCTTCTATGACCAGAAGAAGGAGAAGATCGCAGAGACAGAGAGCCTGGCGCTTCTGGACGGTCTGGTTCCGCCTATGCTCAGCTACAAGGATCAGGTGGTTGACCGTATCGAGGCTGTGTTGAAACCAGAACCGCCGAAGCCTCCGGTAGGACCGGAACCGCCGAAGCCTCCGAAGAAGGAATTCATCAAAGCGTATAACAGGCAGGTGGTGTTCCCGACCAAGACGCTGAAGTCAGAGGAAGATATTGATGCCTACCTGCAGAACATTAAGAAGCAGCTGGAGCAGCTGATGAAGGGCTGTGACGGAATCAGACTGAACTAAGGAGCCGGACTATGGATAAGAATGCGATAAAGAAATATGCCGTATGGGCAAGAAATGAACTGATCGCCCGTGTCAGTCAGCGTACTCAGCGATATGGAATAACAAAGGATCAGATCGTCGATGCCAATGCTGACAGCGTTAACGGAATCATTCTGACCGATACAGAGAAGAAACAGCGGCAGGCGTTGATCCAGAAGATTAGAGATAAAGGATTTGAACAGGTGATGGAGGAAGTGGCCTATACCTGGTTCAACCGCTTTTCTGCGCTCCGTTTCATGGAAGTGAACGGATATTTGCCAAGCCATGTCCGTGTGTTCACAGATCAGAATAATGCCTTCAAGCCGGAAATCATGTCTGAGGCAATTCATCTGGATCTTGACGGTCTGGATATGGAGAAGGTCTATGCCCTGAAGGAAGCAAACAATGATGATGAGCTCTTCAAATATCTCATCATCACTCAGTGCAACGACCTAAGCAGGATCCTGCCCGGGATGTTTCAGAAGATTGCAGACTACACAGAGCTGCTGTTCCCAGATAATCTGCTGAGAGAAGGAAGTGCCATTGAGCAGATGATCGCCTTTATTCCGGAAGAGGACTGGAAGGATCAGGTTCAGATCATCGGTTGGCTGTATCAGTACTACAATTCTGAACCGAAGGATCAGGTCTTTGCAGATCTTAAGAAGAATAAGAAGATCACGAAAGAGAAGATCCCGGCAGCTACTCAGCTTTTCACGCCGGATTGGATTGTCCGGTACATGGTGGAAAACTCTCTTGGTCGGCTCTGGGTTGAAGGGCACCCGAATGACGAACTGAAGTCACAGTGGAAGTATTACCTGGACGAAGCGGAGCAGGAACCAGATGTACAGAAGCAATTAATAGAGATCAGGAAGGAATACTCTGCCCTTAAGCCGGAAGAAATCAAGTGCATTGAAATTAAGACGCCGTATTTAATACAATTTAAGGTTGCCTGACCGTAAGGGTTTCGGTTTTGACTTAGGGGTTTCGTTTTAGGCCAGGGGTTTCGTTTTTGAATGTATATGTGTCGGTCGAAGATGAGACCGGCGCGTTTTGTATAAAGAAGAGGTACAGGTATGCCGACAATAACAAAGAAGCAGCTGGCAGATTATGAGCAGCTGTGTAAAGATAGAAATAACGGTCGGATTCTCACGCCGGATGGGCTTCGGTTTATCTGTGAGGCTTACGATTATGATGCCGAGAAAATAGGAAAACATTTTCTGGAGACTTTGCCGAGGATACTTCAGAAGGAAAATGGAAGGTGAACACCATGAGTGAAAGCAAAAAGGATATATCCAAGAAAAAGGATACCTATGTCAAAAAGAAAAAGGACATGAACTTTCAGAGTGTTGAATCTATGCAGTCTGTCGTTAATGTTGTGAATGAGGCTGCGGAGGCACTAAATGATAAGAATCGCACTATAAGAGAAAGTGCTATTCCAGAAGTGCTGGCCGGTGCGCTGGGTGCTGGTATTGGTGGAGTGGGTTCCTTTGCAGCGCTTTATGGGCTCGGAGTTGTTGGACTCTCAGCAGCAGGTATTACGTCCGGTTTGGCTACGGCAGGAGCCCTTGTCGGAGGTGGTATGGTTGCTGGCGTATTTGTGCTCGCTGCTCCGGTAGCCGGTCTCGCTGCTGCAGGCGTTGGTGTTGCCTCTCATCTGAAGAATAAACAGCTTAGACAGGAAAAAGAGCGTTTATACAAAGAGGCGCTGAAAAAACACGAGGCTATTATTAAGGCTATGAAATCAGAAGCTGATGCAGACAAGGAACGAATGGATTATCTGCAGAGTCTCAATATTCTGTTACAGCAGGCTATCAAGGATTTGCAACATGATTTAGGAGTTGCATAAAGTGAGGAGAAGCGGTGAGCAAATTCAATTTAAATAAGCTGGCACCCATGCTTGATAAGGCTGGTGACGGTTTGGTAAAGGCGGGGAAAGCAGTCGTTGATGTCGTGAAAGATCGGAACTTTCAGATAGGCGTTTTGACTGGATTGCCTGCGACAATAAGTGCATTCTTTTTAATCAGAAAATACCAAAAGCAGGCTGAGGAAAAGGAGGAGCTTTATAAAAAGGCTCTTGCAAAACACAATGCTGTTATAAAGGAACTGGATGCCAAGGCTGAGATGGACAAAGAAAGACAAGATCGGCTTCTTGCTTATGATTCCAGATTAAAGAAAGAGATGAGCGGCTTGCAATCAGAGATTCAGGAACTGAAGAATCAGATCGCAGAGCTTGAAAAAAAGAAGGCTGACGATGAGTAAATACAAGTATTCTGAAACTGAACAACAGATAAATGATGTTCTAAAATACCAAGATGAGGAGCTTAAGAAGATTAAGGCTACTATGCCTTCAACGACCGAGCTTGATAAAAGGATTCAGGAAAGTGAAGACTTGCTCCGTATGTTGGGGTATACAGAAATGCCGACGGTACCAAAGCACGATGTAGTAAAAAAGGTAATGGTGGTACCTTCTTGGGAGCAACTATGCCTTGAAGCGGAAAACTCTGTAGGCACGGGGCATCCGCTTGAATCAATTTTTACAGAAGCAGAGCTGAAGCGCAACAGCCAAGAAATCCGGATGCTAAATGCTGAGTATAATCAGTTGCACCATCTGGACAAATATGACATTGCAATCAGTGTTGCAGCTGGTCTGCTTGGAGCGGCTGTTGATGTTTTGTTGGTAGGCATTCCGCAGAAAACTCCAGATGGGTTAAAAGGTGGGACACTGGCCAACTATGTAAGAGACTGGTTCGATAAGAAATTTCCTGAAGAGGAAATGGAGAAGTTGGCAAACTCGAAGGTCAGCAAGGTTCCATACGACGCTCAGGATAACCGGAACACTACGCAGTATGTTGACGGGCTTTCTGCATATTACCATCGCCTGCTTTCTCTTGGTCACGATCCATTGCTTGGATTGATTTTTGGTGTGGCAGATATTCTTACTGGGAGAATGACCACCATTGATAAAACCGGAAAGATTGTAGTTCAGGTTATGGAGAATTATGCTGACCGCAAGGAGACAGATGTTTTTGCAGCTATAGCCAAGCAGATCATACATTTCAAATCGGATATCACGACATCAATGGGACTACCGGCTCCTATGATGGCACTGTTTAATCTTCTGCAATTTGGGAAAATCGGTGAGTACGAACAGACCATAGCGGAAATCGTGCAGGGCATGTATTACGAGGGGTATGACTTTATACATTTCTGCACGCTTTCGATTCCGGTAATGATTGTAGAAGTAGTAACCCGGATTGGATATGCCTTCAAGCGCATTAAGGAAGGACATTCTGTAAAAGAGTCAATTCCATTTTCCCTGAACCGCGAAAAGCATCCCAAGCTCGCAACAATGCTGTTTATAGGCCACTCGGCTGCAACAGCTGTTAATGCCGGGAAGGTTTATTTTACGCAGAATCCGATGGCAATTAACTATCCGCAGTGGATTGCCTTCGCAAAATATTCATATCAACAGTTGAAATGGGTGCTGCTTGACAAGCCAAATGCCAGAGATGCATATGTGCGCGGCATTTTGTATGAAGAACTAAATGAGGTAATTGCTTCGGTCGATACAACATTTGATGATATGACTGCGGATTACATAGTTGTCTTTGAATAGCGAGTTGATTTTATGGGAATGGGATATGGCTGGGAGTGCCCAGATTGTAAATACAGTTTTGGCGCAAATGTTGGTGTTGGTTTTTTATATCCTAAAGTTTATGAGGAAACCATCGAAGCAGCAAAAAACGGAGAGTTTGGTAATGAACTCAAGGAGTTATTAAGCGCTCATCCAGATGCCGCGATTGATCCAGAGGTCGTTATTTTGCAATGCTGCGATTGCGGTGAGTATGATTCCAGACCGATTTTGAATGCGTATGTACCGAAAGAGGATAAGCAACGACCGCCAAAAGAAAAAGGAAGAAGGTGGTCAGTAGCTTTTCCGTTTGAGGACGCTTCATATGTAACCAGTTACGACATGCAGGAATATTATGATCTGTATGCGGAGTATGACCACAGATGTGAAAAATGTGGCGGCAAAATGACTGTTGTCCCGGAATCAAGCTATGAAAAGAAAAATGGCATGATTTGCCCTAAATGCAAAAAGCCACTTAAGTTGGTTGATCTTATTAATTGGGATTAGTTGAAAACGAAAAAAGGCTCCCCAGTCACCGGAGAAATCCAGTGGTGAGGAGCTTTCCTTATGCCTTGATGGTCTGGCCGTTGCGGAAGGTTACGCTGATGTCGCCCTCGCCATTGACCGTGAGGTAATCCGTCAGGGCGTTAAATGCGTCAAGGGAGAACGCGGTCAGGGTTTCCGGCAGTTTCTCAAAGGCGGCAAGGAAATCCTCGACGCTGCCTTTTTGCGACTGCGTCTGGTTGATCTGTTCGTTCAAATCCTCGATGCGGGTCTTGAGCGACTCGTACCGGGTGGTCAGGTCATCGTACTTTTTTTGGTATGCCTTCTGGTCGAGAGCAACGTGGGCGTTTTCGTAGATGTTCTGCTGGACGGCATCGGAAACAACCTGCGCTTCTTCCAGCAGTTTGTCGCGCTCGGCTTCCTGCTCTGTGGTGTCAAAGAGGAGCGCCATCATCTCGCGCCCGTTGGCGATGACCGCATCCTTTGTGGCCAGCAGCTGGTTTGCCGCCGACAGGAAGGCATCCTGAATCTGCTCGTCCGTCAGGTGCGGAGTGCAGCAGTGCTTGCCGCCATCATACTTGTGATTGCATTGCCAGATCGTCCGGCGGTATTTGTCGGTCGAGTGCCAGACCTTTGAGCCGTACCAGCTTCCACACTGGCCGCACCGGATTTTGCTGGAGAAGGGATGTACGCCGCTGTGGTACTTCTTGCCTTTGCCGCGCTTGGCCATTTCCCGCTGAACCATGTCGAATTTTTCAGGCGGGATGATTGCCTCGTGGTTTCCCTCCACATAGTATTGCGGGATTTCACCTTCGTTCTTCTTTTGCTTCTTGGTTAGGTAATCGACCGTGAAGCACTTCTGCAGCAGGGCATCGCCTTTGTACTTCTCATTGCTGAGGATGCTCTTGACTGTGGAAATGCTCCATTTATCCTTGCCGCCCGGTGTCTTGATGCCGTCGTCGGTGAGCTTCTGTGCGATGCCGTGGTAGGTCGTGCCCTGCAGGAACATATCATAAATGCTCCGGACGACCTTGGCCTGCTCCGGATTCACCACCAGCTCACCGTTTGCGCCTCTGTCGTAGCCGAGGAACCGGTTGAATGGGATCGTGACCTTTCCGTCTGCAAAGCGCTTTCTCTGTCCCCATGTGCAGTTCTCGGAAATGCTGCGGCTTTCCTCCTGCGCCAGCGAGCTCATGATGGTAATAAGCAGCTCGCCCTTGCCGTCGAAAGTCCAGATGTTTTCTTTTTCAAAATAGCACTCGACGCCTTTTTCCTTGAGCTTCCGGATGGTAGTCAGGCTATCCACGGTGTTGCGGGCAAAGCGGCTGACGCTCTTGGTGACGATCAGGTCAATGCGACCGGCCAGCGCATCCGCGACCATTCTCTTGAAGCCCTCACGGCGCTTGGTGCTGGTGCCGGTGATGCCTTCGTCGGTGTAGACGTCCACGAACTCCCAGTCGTCCCGGCTCCTGATGTAGTTGGTGTAATAATCGATCTGCGCCTCGTAGCTGGTGAACTGATCGTCGTGATCTGTTGAGACGCGGGCGTACCCAGCCACCCGGCGCTTTTTCTGCTCCGTGATTGGAGAAGCAGTGAAGCGCGTCAGTGTGGCCGGGATCGTCTTTACCTTTTTGCCTTCGTTGATGCCCAATATTTCTCACTCCTTATCTTTTTCATGGTCTCGCTCATTTTCCGGCGACGCTCCTCGGTGAAGCTGGCCTTGATGGCCTCGCCTTGTTTCTTTTTCCGTTCCTCTGTCCATGCAGGCATCCGGCGCTTGATGCTGTATTCCATGCTGACCTCATGCCCATCGTAGAAGCAGAAGGTGATGTGTCCGCCCGGCGCGATGGTGATGTGGTCGATTTCCTTTAGGAAAACAGCCTCGTCAAGCTCCTGCTGGCCAAGAGCCTGAGCGGTCAGTTCCCGGAGCGTGTCCTCATGGATGCAGTTATTGCTGCAGGTGTTCGTTGTAGCGCAGACGAAAAGGTGGTACTTTTCGCCGGAGGCTTTCGTTCTGGTCTGCCTGCGGTAGTTGTTGCCGCAATCGGCACACTTGATCTTGCTGGTAAAGCAGGTCACGTCGTCACGCTTCATGGCATGGTTCCGGCGGTAGGAGGATGCCTTCTTCCGGGCTTCCGGAGTCCATGCATCCTTCTTTGCCGTGCTCACCCATGTGAGGGTTTTCTCTGTGCCGTCCGCCATGTGAAAATTGAGGATGCCCTGCTCCGGAACCGTGATCACCTCGACCTGTTCCGCAAAGGCATCCTCGTCAAATTCCTCAAGGCCAAGTGCCTCGGCGCATTTCTGCCGGAGAATGTATTCCGGGATCTCCATCGCCTTGCACTTGCCGTTTTTCGTCTTGCTGGAACCGCAGACCCAACCGACCAGCTGATCGCCGAGCTGTGAGACCTTTGCCCGGTTCTTACGGGTGTTGCGAACGTAGCTCTTGCCGCATTTCTCACACTTGATTTTGCTGGTGAAGCAGGTGATGTTCAGGCTCTTGTTGGCAAGAGCACCGAGCTCCTTCCGTCTGGCCATCTCGCTTTGCACATACTGGAAGGTCTCCATATCGATGATGGGCTCGTGGGTGTCCTCGACATAGTATTGTTTCAGCTCGCCGTGGTTCTTTTTACGCTTCTTGCTGATCGGGTCTGCGATGTATTCCTTCTGCAGGAGCATGTTACCGGTGTAGGTGATGTTGGAAAGCACCACCTTGATATTGGAATCCACCCAGCGGCAGCCTTCGCGAGTCGTGATGCCCTCGGCGGCAAATTCCCGCTCTGTCTCAAGGCGGGACTTCCCATCAAGGAAGTTCTGGTAGATGCGCTTTACGATGGCGGCTTCCTCCGGAACGATGACCAGCTGGTCGCCTTCCCAGCGGTATCCGAATATCCTGAAGTGCCCGTTCGGGATTCCACGCTCCATGCGCTTGCGAACTCCCCATTTTACATTGTTGCTGATGCTTTCTGATTCTGATTGCGCGAAAGAGGCCAGAAGTGTCAGCATGACTTCGCCGTCGCCGGAGAGGCTGTCGATGTTTTCCTTCTCAAACCGGACGCTGATACCCAGCTCCTTTAGGTGCCGGACGGTCTCTAAGAGGTCTACGGTGTTGCGGGCAAAACGGGAGATGCTCTTACAGAGAACAATGTCGATCTTGCCAGCGTCGCAGTCGGCAATCAGCCGCTTGAACTCATCACGCTTCTTGGCGATGGTGCCTGTGATGGCTTCATCAGCATAGACGCCGACATATTCCCACTCCGGGTTCTTCTGAATAAGCTCCGAGTAGTAGCTCACCTGAGAGGAGAGGGAATGGTGGAGCCGCTCGGTTTCCATTGACACGCGGGCGTAGGCTGCGACCTTTTTTCTGGTCGGCAGTGCTGGTATCTGCGGCTCTATCTTCGTGATTTTCGCCATTTGAATCACTCCTTTCCGGTACTATACATCACTCTAAAAGCCCTAATTATCAAGCGTTTTCAGGATATAATGTGCCGATTATCGGCTGGTATTTCTCCCGCATTTTTGTATCAATTATGGTGTATTGCTCCTCGGTGATAATGCCGTCTTTGAGCATGGCCTGAAACATATTCATGCTGGCCTGATAGAGCTTCTCGCGCTCGAACTGATCCTCATTCACGGCCATCACCTCCGAAGCGCCCAGCGATGTAGCAGGCGTGGGAGCAATACTTCCTGCTCCGGTTCCCGTATGCCGTGAAGGACTTTCCGCAACAGGCGCAGGTAAAGGAGTAGACCGCATCAGCGTGTCTCGTGACAGCTTCCGGGTGAGCATTCCACCAGCTCTGGCAGCACTCGTCAGAGCAGAACTTGATCTGCTTTCTGCCGGGCACTTGGACGATGGGCTTTCCGCAGTTCTTGCAGCAGCCAACATCCGGCTTGTCCTTAGTGGCCTGTGTCGATTTTTCACCGGCCAGACCGTTCCTGTGGCAGAACGATACGACCTGATTCTTGGTAAGACCGAGGGTGTTTGCTATATTGGCATAACCGAATCCGGCAGTGCGGAGCTCGGTGATTTTGGCTTTCTGTTCACTGGTCATGATACTTTCACCTCCAGTTTCAACTGGAGATGAGGAGACGATTTGAGCGGAGGATTTTTCACATAAACGAAAAAAAGCCTGCGGGCATTCCGAAGAACACTCGCAGGCATAGCGGATTGGATATTTACTTCACGCGGATTTTCCAGCCGGTGATGATAAGGTTGACATTCTTGATGAGCGTCGGATTGAGCTTCTGGATCGCTGCCACGCTTGTTCCGTACTTTCGAGCAATGGCAGAGAGCGTGTCGCCGGATTTCACGGTGTACCAGACAGCAGCAGAGGCAGGCTTCTTCAATAGCTCATTGACCTTGGCTTGAACGGCTGAGTAGTCATATCCAGCAGCGGTCAGGCGGTTCTTGCGGTCGGTGCCGTTTCCCCACTTGCCGTCGATGACTTCCTTGGCAAGCTCGTCCACGTTTTTCTTAGGCGCAGCTTCCGGTGTAGGCTTGCTATCTTCAGGGCTCTCCGCATACTTCAGCACGCCATAGCCACGGATATACTTGCCGCCGACCTTAAGCGTTCGTCTGCTGACAGAGTCGCTCTTGTTGCCCTCAATGACGGTGATGGTGCTGCCGGAGACAGTCTCAACGATACCGACATGATCCGGCCAGCCGGTATTGTCACCGGAACCGGAGTCCTGCCAGTCATAGAAAATGACATCTCCGGGCTTCGGAACATAGGAGTCGTTTTCATTCCATGCGCCGAGCTTCTGGAAAAGCTCAATCATCTGGCCGCAGCCGCACTCGGTAGGGATGATCCTTGTCAGGCCGCACTTGATGGAAACCGCCGAGACGAAGGTCGCGCATCATGCGTCCGTGTATTTTACCTTATATCCTCTGGCGAGAGGCTTGTGGCTGTTGTAGACATCGATAATCTCTCTGTGGCTGCCGTCCGCCTCGTTCTTTCCAAGCCATGCTCTGGCCTGAGCGATGATCTGATCTCTCTCGGAACTTACGACAGGCGCAGGCTTGTTTTCCTTCGTATAGCCGTTGAAGCCTCCGGTCTTGATGATGGACGGATAATCGATGTAGCCATAGTCCAGATCCACGTTACCGGAGATGCCATCGACCTTGCCCTTGGAAGAATACTGCCAGATGCCGTATTCGCCCTTATAGGAGCACTTGCTGGCGTACTGCGCTACCCAGTGCGCGTAGTCCGTGAGCTTGCTATCGTCCATCCGCTCCTTGAAACCAGAAACAACGGAGCCGTAGATGCCGACGAAGTATCCAGCAGCTTCCATTGTCTCGCAGAAAGCGATGGTGGCCTCTGTGATCCCGGCTTTGGCAGAGGCAGGCTGTGCCTCGTTATCCATGTAGACCGGGTACTCCAGCTGCTTGCCTTTGAGGAGCTGAATGAAACGCTCAGCATCTGCTTTTCCTGCAGCAGCCGTCACGCAGTCTTTCCCGACGAAGTAATATGCGCCGATAGGGATACCGGCAGCCTTGGCTCCCTTGTAGTTTGCTTCCCACTTGCTATCGGTATAGGTGCCAGCGTCAGAGCCGCCAGCCTTGATGATGGCGAACTGAATGCCAGCGGCCTTGACCTTGTTCCAGTCAATCTTTCCCTGCCAGTGGGATACATCAATTCCTTTTGTTCTTGCCATGTTACTTGCCCTCCTTGGTATCGTTGCTTTCGCGGTCGTGGAGCTGTTCGAGGACGTCCTTCAGTTTTTCCGGTACCGGCAGGCCGAGATGGACACTGTTTTCCACGAGGGACAGTCCTTCATTCGAGATGTAGAAAAAGACGATTGCTGTGCGGAGCACTCCGGCATGGTCGAGCACATAGATGTCGAGAGCGTTTGCGATGCCGATCAGGATGAAGATCAGTACTTTACGGCAGATGCCCTTGAAGCCGACCGCCGAGGAGAGTTTCTTGTCAGCGATGGCGCACATGACGCCGGTGATGTAGTCCGTCACGACGAAGATGATGAGTGCGATCATCAGGCCGTCACAGCCTCCCAAGAACCAGCCGAGCCAGCCTCCGATGGCTGTGAAGATGAATTGAATGGTGTTCCAGAATTCTTTCATGTTGCGATTCCTCCTTTTTGTGCATGAAAAAAGCAGCTGCCGCATTGGCGCTGCCGTGATCAGAAAACAGGCTTTAAGTTGTAATATTCTCTTGGCTTCCCGCCGCTGCCGGTGCGGGTCGCATAGGAATACAGGTTATTGAAGATCGCGTCGGTATCATCGTACCTGTCGACCAGCTTGTAGCAAGCGACATACGGGTCGAAATAACCGAGGTCTTCCGGCTCGATGTATGCGGACTGCTGTTTGCCTTCCGCGAGGATGGCAGAACATTGTGCGCAGATGCGGTCGCAGTCCTCATGATATTTTTCAGGCGTGTCGCCCTTTAAGAACCAGTGCGCGTCATGCCAACTGCAATCGTGATAACAGGCGCTGTTGGCAATCATGGTGTACTGGTAGCCTGCCGGAAGCTCCGAAAGGGAGTCCAAGTGTCTGGCAAACCAGTGAAAGAGCACAATCCGGTCATACATGGAAAAGTCACCGTCCTGCAGCTCCTTTAAGGTCAGCGCTCGCGTGATGGAGAGCGTAAGTCGCACCTCCGGGTATTCCTGCTTGATCCTTGCGGCCAGTTTGTCATCGTTCAGGATGAAGTGATGGATTCCAAGCGACCGGTATTTCCGGATCATGGTGATCGTCGCCTTCTTCTGGGCGAGGATGCAGACCGGGATACCGAGAGCAAGCAGGCCTTTGATGCGTCCTGTATATTCCTCATAGGACTTCGGGTAGCTGTCCCGGTAGGTGATGTCAAAGCGGGTGTTCTCGCAGTCGTCCTTCCAAGCGGCAGCATAGATGCAGTCGATGTAAGGAATCAGGGCAGGACGCTGCAGGAGCTTCTCCGGGTATTCCGGGTCAAGGTTATATGGCACTTCAAATTGTTTCATGCTTCCTCCGTTTCTGTCAGCGTATAGGTGACCTTCATCGTTTTATCTGCCGTCTTTATAACAGGCGTGGACAGGTTGTTTATGGTGGCGAGGTATGGCGTGTATAAATACAGCTCCTTGCGGAAGTGGTATCCGTAGTAGCTGTAGAAGTATTCCTGATAGGCGTAGGTTTTGTACCGGGAGATCATCCGCTGTCCCCACGTCTCACCATCCGTATTCGTGGCCTTGTTTCGGACATAGAGCTTCGGTTCTCCGTTGTAGAAATACCAGCCGTTGATGACCACATCATCGTCCACGCAGAAAGTGAACTGCTGCGCGTTGTTATAGGCGATATTCGGCACGACTTCGACATTGGCCACGTTGGTGGTATCAAGGCGATAAACTGTGGAGCCGATGGCGAACATCAGCCATTTTCCACTCATGCCGATGTTGTAAATGTCCGTGGCGTCGTTCGGAAGCACAATTCTCTGCGTCGTACACTGACCGTTGCTGATTTTATCCAGAAACCACTCGAAGCCGGTGCGGTCGTACCGTTCCGATCCGTAGCTCATACCAACATAAGTGCGGATTTCCTTCCGGGCGATGCCGTACCAGTTGCCGTCAGCCGCGTGGAAAAGATAGTCCATGCGGGTCTCATCGTTCCAGTAAGGCGCATCCGTATCATCCTTGCTGCCGCCCACAAAGTGCGTCCAATATGGATAGTGGTTCAGTTCGATGGTTGTTTCTTCGCTTGCCTCCGTTGCCATCTGCATGAAGGTTCGGATCATGAGCCGGGCGTGGATATAATCCTCCGGGACTTTCCGGAGCGTCACGGATGTCTGGTTGTGGATTGCCACGAGCTCCAGACGGTAGCCTTCGCCGATGAAGGTTCTGTGGTTGTGGCGGTAGCTGTTGTTATCAATCTCCCCGTCGATGATATTGTTGGATTTAAGCAGCACGAAGTAGTTGTTGGTATACTTGCAGCCGCGCCCGGCGAGGATATTCGTCAGGGCGATGCAGGAAATGGTGCCGTTGGCCTGCGAAGTCGCAAAGTCCCAGACATACTTGAAGCCGCCATCGACCGCCTTGCTCTCAGTCAGGTTTCGGTTGCCGCGCTGAATATCCTCGGTATTATTGACATCGTTGGAGGCATAGCCGACCAGCGGGTTATTAAGAGGAGCATAGATAGTCGTCGGGTCTTCCTCGATTTCATCTTGGTATAAAAGCACACCTCCCGTGAGCCTCGCATAAATCGGGAGAAGCCATGCATCGCCGCTCTGGCTGTCAAAGTTGGGACTGTCGTACATCGTGCCCTGAAGGTTTGTATTCAGAACATCAAAGATGGCCTCGGTGACAAGGTTCTCATCCTCATATATTTCTTTCTCACCGGTTTTTACATTGGTGAGCTCTATTACACTTTTTCCTTTGAGCATAATCATTCCTCCGTGTTCAGATAGTCTGTGGTGATGGAGCGCACATAGCCGTTTGCGCCACTTATGATAATGCGGTACATGAGCTGGCCGGTGATGGCCTTCAGTGACCATGCGTCCGTGCTGATGGCTTCAAGCGCCGCTTTTGTCATGCCGGATTGCTCCTCAGACAGCTGCGCCCATGTGTTATTTGAATACGTCCACCATGTTTCTCCGGCATCAAAGGAAACGGCAAAAAGCGCTGTATCGTCCGCGTCCACGGTGACCTTTTCAATTCCGATGATCGAGGCATCGGACATATCGATGTTTTCCGAGTAGATGGTCTGCGGTTTCGGCACTCCGGTATAGCTTGCCGTGAAAGGTGGAAAGCGGTTCTGTGAATCGTGCCAGTAAAGGATGGTCGGGTCTGCCAATGTCAGAAGCAAAGCACCGTCCGGGATATCCTGCACACCGTAGGTCTCGAAAACCTCTGCGGTAAGCTCTGTCTCCGCAAGTCTTAAGAGGGCTCCGCCCTCCACGGTATAAAGGTCGCCGTTTGCATCCGTGATAAGGTACCGGCGGTTGTACGGGTCGAGCAGCACCGGGAGCGTATCCGAGCGCAGGAAGGCCGTCCCGGTATCGTCCTGATGCAAAAAGGCAATCTGCACTCCGACTGCCGGTGTGAATGAGATATTGCCAGAGCCGGTCACAAGGGCGCATTCTCCAAAGTAGGAGGTATTCGTCGGTACATTTTCAAAATTCAGGACGATGTCGCCGGTATCGAGAAGCAGCAGATCCCAGACCTGCTGTTCCACGTTCAGTCCCCAAAGCTCTATGATCTGCGGGAGAATCTCGTAAATCGAGAAGGTATTGAACTGGTCGAGCCAGTCCTCCGGAGTATCCGGGACATCCGGGTTCTGGTGCTTTGCCATGAGCCACGCGATGTTCTCGAAAAGCTCAAGGGAGAAGGTATCCAGATTAGAGTTTTCCGGATCGTTCTCGTCGATGCCTTTCTGCAGCTCATTCAAGTCCTTGTAGATATCCCGGTGAAACTTGTTTCTGTAAAGACGAGGGATGGCGGCAGAGGCACGGAAGGTGACCTCCTTGCCGTCAATCTCGACGGATTTTGTTACTGCCATAGTGCGCCTCCTTACTCAGTCACATCTTCCGCAGGCGTCTCAGGGACATTCACAGCGGCCTGCGGCTGATAGACTGCGTTGTACCAGTTGTTGTAGGTCTCCTCACTGGTATTGGTGCCGGTCTTGACCTTCACGAGACCGGAAGGCAGAGGCGTTGCCGTAATGGAGAGCGTTTCCGTCTGCACCTCGGTGGAGTCCTCCTTTGTGCTGCCGGAGACAGAGGGACGGGTCGCGCTGCAGTAGTACATGCAGTGACGGATCTTCCTCTGGTCGCCGGAGAACTCAAAGAGCAGCGCAAAATGCTCAGGCTCCACGTCCTTGTTCTCAGCGATGACGCCGTTGGCATCCTCAACCTCGTGCATGACATCCGTAAGAAAGCTCTCCGGAATCAGCGCCAGCTCGAAGTCGCCGGAATAGCCGTTGTTGTTAGAGACCATGTAATATACGGAGTCGTCCGCATAGAACGGGTCGTTTTCACCCTCTGCATCAAGCGAAAGGGATACTGCGCCGGGCATCGCAACAGGTGTACCGAAGGTGACGGTGCCGTCCTCGGCCAGCGTTGCGATAGCGTAGTGGCAGTTTTTCAGGCCAAACTTGACCTTGTTTTTCTTATTAGCCATAGTGGTTTATCCTCCTATCATCTGTGTTTGATAAAGAACCTCGTACATCTTTTCCGATTCGATCCAGACCTCCGACTTCTCATAGGGAAGCTCATGGGAGAGGAGGATGTCCTCGATGGTGGTTTCTATCTCCGGGTCTTTCTTGTCCGTGTAAAGCTCGATGTTTAACTGGTCGATTTTCTTATAGACCGTGTCATCAGCGAACACGTTATCCGTTCCCGGAAACAGAAAAACGAGGAAGGGCGGGTCTGGCGACTCACCTTCGGCAAAATGGTCGTAGGCAAGTGGGAGCCCGGCTTCCTCCAGCATTTCGATTACATTGTCGTATGTCATATCAGCCGCCTTTCAGTTTCTGCTCGATGGTCTGCATCAGCTTTTCATTTCCGCGCTGCTCGGCAGAGGCGATATGAGGCTTTGCAGCAACTCGGCCTCCTCCGCGCTTGGCGTGGCCATGTTCCAAGAGGTGCGCGATCTGGTAGCGGTTCCTCGAATGCACCACAAGCTCGATGCTCTCGGAATCCTCCCGGACGTTTTTGACCGACCAGCTTTTCTTGTACTTGCCGGTATCCACGGGAGCGCCTGACTGTATGTCCTTGCGGACGGAAGCTGCCGTTTCCTTGACCGCAGCTTTCAGCTCATCAGCGGCAAGGTCGGCATACTTTTCAAGCTCCTCCATGATCGCGTTATCCATTTCGTCGATTGATACGGTTCTGCTCATTTCGGTTTCTCCAGCTTGCAGTTGAATTTGATGCTGTTTCGCTTGTAGCCCATCGGATTTACATAGGTGATGTTGTAGGTCTTGCCCTCAGCTATGATCCGGTACTTCGTGGATTCCACGACAGACAGCTCGGAGCAGTAGCGGCAGGTAAAATCCAGCGATTCCTCTGGGTTTATCACGACGCCGGTGGACTCGGAACCGGTGCTTGTGCCTACGGTCGCCCAGCAGGAGAAGTAATCCGTCCAGCCGTTTTTGTGGTTTCCGTACTTATCAACCGTGACCGCATTCTTCTGAAAGGTGACGCGCACCCGCATTGCTGCAATATTCATCAGAAGCCCTCCTTCCGGGTGCCAAAGAGAAGAGACCGAAGCGTCATATTGAGCGCATGGTGATCTGCTTCCTCCCGGTGCTCGTACAGGTAGCCTACGGTATAGAGCACGGCCACACGGATGCGGATCAGGGCTTTTTCTTCATTTGCCATAAACTCCTCGTCGGACTGTCTTGTGATGTCCTGCACCTGCTTTGTCGCAGCAGAGATCAGGCTTTCAATCAGGCTGTCCTCGTCACCTGTAGAGACGCGGAGATAGGTCTTTGCTTCTTCCAGTGTTACTTCCATGTCCGCCTCCTTTAAATGAAACCGCCCGCAGAGAGGGTGATCCCTGCGGACGGCTGGTTACAGTAGTTTCTTATCCTCTCGAAGAAGAGGCCGCCTTGACGGACAGACCCTTTACAGCCTCCGGAAGGATGAGCTTGCCGTCCACGCGCTCGGAAGCAAGGAAGCCAATCTGGCCGTTTGCCGCATAGAGCTCGGAGAGGCGCTTGAAGGAGCGTCCCTGACGGTCAGCGATCCAGTAGAAGCTGAAGTCGCCAAAGAGGATCGCGGTATTGCCCGCAGCAAGCTCCGGCGCGTAGATGCTGGTCTTGTAAGGACGGTTCAAGATGGTGTCGGGCTGGCCAGCCACAACAGAGGGCTGCCAGATGTAGTTCCCGTTGTTGTCCTTGATCTTCCTGAGCGCCTTGATGGTGGTATCGTTCAAGATCCAGATGGCCTTGTTCCTGTAGACGCTGCGGAGCGAATGGAACACGTCCATGATGTCGTCGAAGGACACCGTGGCATTGTTGATCTCTGTGGTCGCGCCGGTAGTGGCTGCCACCTTGGTGAACACGCCTTCGGGCTTTTTGTTGCCGTCGCCGATCAGGAAAGCCTCCTCCTCGGCAGCACCGATCCTGCGTGCAAACTCGGTGGAGATGTACTTTTCGAGGTCGAAAACGGAGTCGTTCATCAGCTCCTCGGAAACCTTGATCGCCGTGCCCAGCTTGTAAGCGGAAAGGCTGATCTGGTCGAAGGTATCGTCGGATTCAGGGTACAGGCCGTTCTCATCCATCCAAGCGGCAGTGCCGTGAGAGGCGACGACCGGAATGGTGTGGGTGCCGGACTGGGTCTGAATGACCGTAGCGAGGGAACGGAAGAAGTTCTCCTCCTGAAGCGCGTCGATCAGCTGCTTTTCGTACTCGTCCGGGACGAGATATCCGCCGTTGGCATCGGTGCCGACCTCCAGCACGTTCTGGACATCGTAGTAGTTGCGCTTGCGGATGTTGTTCCAGAAGGCGGAGCGGTATGCCTTGGAAGCGATGCCGGGCTTATCCTCCGGCTCATCCTTGGCACCGGGCTTTCCGGTAAGGGGAGCAGAGGTCGGTGCGCTCATCATCTTGTCGATCTGCTCCTGACGCTGCAGGCGCTCGATATCGTGGGTGAGGTCGGTGACTTCCTTCTCCATCTTGTCATAGGTTGCGGCATCCTCCGCAGAAACCATGCCGCCGTTCTGAGAGTGGGTGTTAAGAAAAGCCTTTGCAGCCTCCCATGCCTTCGCTCTCTTTTCCATGAGTTCCATAATCTGAGTCATAATAAAAATCCTCCTTTAATGTGCGAGAAGCGAAAGGCGCTTCTCAAGATCGGTTACTGGTACCATGTGTTTATTTGCCTCCGGCTTTTTCTTAGGGATAAGCCGCGATAGCAGTGAGTCAGTGACGGCCTTGCGGGAGAAAAGCATCTCCGTATCGGCCTCGTCGTTTGAGGCAGGTTCCTCGCCCGCCTTGAACAGAATCTCGTCAGCGAAGCCGAGCTTAACGGCCTCCTTGGCGTTCATCCATGTCTCGGCATCCATCAGCTGTGAAATCTTGTGGCGGGAAAGCCCGGACTTGATTTCGTAGGCGTTCATGATGGATTCCTTGACTTCGTTTAGCATGTCGATGGCCTTCTGCATCTCCTCGGTATCGCCGATTGCGATGGTCGCAGGATTGTGTATCATCATCATGGCCACAGGGCTCATGCAGACCTTGGTACCAGCCATAGCGATGACGGATGCCGCCGAAGCAGCAAGAGCGTCGATCTTGACCGTTACCTCATGCGGGTAATCCATCAGCATGTTGTAAATCTGTGCAGCAGCAAAAACATCACCGCCCGGACTGTTGATCCAGAGGGTGATGTTTCCGTCTCCGCTGCTTAATTCATCTTTGAATAACTGTGGTGTGACCTCGTCGCCGAACCATGTCTCATCGGAGATTTCCCCGTCGAGGTAGAGCGTTCGGTCTGAGCCAAAGCTGTCCGGTTCCTCGTTTCGCACCCAGTTCCAAAACTTTCTGGTCATAGTGCCTCCTTCTTTCGTTGCCGGGTGCGCTCACTTTGCTGTGGCTGTTCCGGCTCTTGTTGTGTTTCTTCTGTTTCATCTGGCTCCTCCTGTGCCTGAGACGAGGCTGCAAAAATGCCTGCGTCCTTGAGCTTGGTCATGTTGCCGTTTATGAGATACAGGTCGCCGCCTTCCTCCTCCGGGATACGGTCGAGGTTTTCCAGCTCCCTGATATCGTTGGCGCTCATCCAGCCGTTCTGGCGTCCGGTCGCATAGCCGTTCATGCGGCTCTGATAATCACCGCGAAGCAGGCCGTCTACATTGAACTTAAAGAAGTATTCCTTCTTCTCGTCCATAGACAAAAGCGCCCTCTGCATGGACTGTTCCCAGCGGCAGACCCACGGGTCGAGCGTGTATTTCACGAACTCCAGCGACTGTTGCTCGATGTTTGAAAAGCTCGATTTCTCAAGGTCGCCGATCATGTGAGGCGGGATACGAAAGATACGTGCGATCTCATTGATCTGGAACTTCCGCGTTTCCAAGAACTGCGCCTGCTCCGGTGAAATGGAGATGGGCGTGTATTTCATGCCTTCCTCAAGAACCGCCACCTTGTTTGCGTTGGCACTGCCGCCGAAGGCTGAGTTCCAGCTTTCCCTGACGCGCTCCGGGTCTTTTACCACACCGGGATGCTCCAAGATGCCGCCGGGCGTCGCGCCGTTAGCGAAAAACTTAGCTCCGTATTCCTCACAGGCAATCGCCATACCGATAGCGTTCTTTGCCATCGCAATCGGGCTGTATCCCATCAGGCCGTCAAAGCCAAGGCCGGGAATGTGCAGCACATCGCTTGGCAGGAGCCTGACGCGGCTGCCGTCCATCGTGTGCGCCTCATCCTGTGAGGTCTGGTATTCGTAGTAGAGGTGGCCGTCTGCGTCGCGGTCAACCGTCATGCGGTTTGGCATAAGCGGATACAGAGCCACGACCTCGCCCTTGCCGTTTCGGATGATCTGCGCGTAGGCATTTCCCCATAGTAAAAGGTGCGTCATCAGCGTTTCCCGAAAGACAAAGGATGTCATTTCCGGATTTGGCTCATCATGAAGCAGGAAGTAGAGCGGATGAGTGGTCGCTTTTTCCTTGCCGCCGCTGCCGTCGTACCGGTACAGGTGAACGGGCAGGCCAGCAATCGCCTCGGAAAGAATCCGGACACATGAGTAGACTGCCGTCATCTGCATGGCGGAGCGTTCCGTTACAGCTTTGCCGGAGGTCGTGCCGCCGAAGAAGAAGCGGTAGGAGCTTCCGCTGGTCGCGTCCTTGGGCTTATCCCTGCTCCGAAATAGTCCTGAAAATATACTCATAGCCATCCCTCCAATCCGTTAAGGGCTTCCCGGATCACCAGAAAGCCAATCAGTGAAAGTATCAACATTGTTTTTGTCCCTATATGAAAAGGATGCCTCTGCCGTCATACACAGAAGCACCGTTGTCGTTGCCGCAGCGGATCGCCCGGTCAAGTGCCATGATGGTAGCGATGGCACCATCGATCTTCTCCGTGGACTTTTCCTTGTCGGCCTTGATGTTTCCGGCAGGATCGGTGCGGATGAAGATGTTGTCCATGTTCCAGCGGAGCACCGGGTGGCCGCCGTGGGCGAGTTTCTTTTCCAGCGTTAGCTTCATCAACTCTTTCGTGGGCGGGCTCATATCCTTGAAGCCCTGACCGAAGGGAACGACGGTGAAGCCCATGTTCTCAAGGTTTTGTACCATCTGGACGGCTCCCCAGCGGTCGAAGGCAATCTCACGGATGTTGAATCTGTCACCCAGCCGCTCGATGAATTTCTCAATGTAGCCGTAGTGGATGACGTTGCCCTCCGTGGTTTCGAGGTATCCTTCCTTTTCCCAGATGTCGTAAGGCACATGGTCACGTCTGACGCGCTGATCCAGCGTATCCTCCGGCACCCAGAAGTACGGAAGGATCACATACTTGTCATCCTCATCCCTTGGCGGGAAGACCAGCACAAAGGAAGTGATATCCGTGGTGGAGGACAGGTCAAGGCCGCCGTAACAGACACGGCCTTCGAGGTCGTCCTCGTTTACCGGAAAAGCGCAGGCGTCCCATTTGTCCATTGGCATCCAGCGGATGGCCTGCTTCACCCATTGATTCAAGCGGAGCTGCCGGAAAGAGTTCTCCTCGCCGGGATTCTGCTTGGCGGACTCGCAGGCGGCTTCCACCTTGTCGATGCCGACCGTGATGCCCAGCGACGGATTTGCCTTCTTCCAGACCTCCGGGTCAGTCCAGTCCTCAGATGCGTCCGCACCGTAGATGACCGGATAGAAGGTCGGGTCAACTTTTCTGCCGTCAAGGATGTCCTGCGCTTTCTGGTGGACTTCGTAGCAGATGGTGTTTGTATCGTTACCGGCGGTCGTGATCAGGAAGTAGAGCGGCTGCATTCTGGCGTCACCGGAGCCTTTGGTCATAACATCAAAGAGCTTACGGTTGGGCTGGGTGTGCAGCTCGTCAAAGACCACGCCGTGGATGTTGAAGCCGTGCTTTGAATAGGCCTCTGCGGAGAGCACCTGATAGAAGCTGTTCGTCGGCTCGTAGATGATCCGCTTCTGGGAGGCCAGTATCTTCACGCGCCGGTTTAAGGCAGGGCACATCCTGACCATATCTGCAGCCACGTCAAAAACGATGGTGGCTTGCTGGCGGTCGGCAGCGCAGCCGTAGACCTCGGCGCGTTCCTCGCCGTCGCCGCAGCAAAGGAGCAGGGCGACCGCTGCGGCAAGCTCGGACTTGCCCATCTTCTTGGGTATCTCGATGTAGGCCGTATTGAACTGCCGGTAGCCGTTTGGCTTCAGCGTTCCGAACAGGTCGCGGATGATTCTTTCCTGCCAGTCGATAAGCTCGAAGGGCTTTCCTGCCCATGTGCCTTTGGTATGGCAGAGCTGTTCAATGAACATCACAGCAAAATCCGCCATCTGCTTGCTATAGTGAGAGGACTCGGCCATGAATCGGGTCGGCTTGTAGTTTTTCAGTTTTCGCATTGGCATGAAAGCCGCCTCCTTCCGGGCAAAATAAAAGACCGCCGTAGCGATCTTGGTATCAGTACGAGAGAAAGAGCCGCGTGGCTCTTGTCTCCCGGAATATTCATTCTCAGGGGTTTTAGTTGTAGTTCTGCAGGAGGATCATGTAGGCGAGCTGCGTCGGCTCATCCTCCGGCTCTATGTCCCAGCCTCTGTCGTAGTTGGCTGTGACCGTTCCGTTAATCTTGATCATCAGCTTGGAAATCTTGCCGCCGTTGATCCCGTATTCCTCGCTGGGCTCCTCGTAGTGCTTTACCCAGTAGTGGCAAACCGTGTATTTTCCTTTGTCCTTGGCATCCGGTATTCCGATTGTTCCTTCGCTCCACATGGTCTTACGCCTCCTTTACCGTCATCTTGAAAGCAGGGATCAGGGTGCGGTCGTCGCTTCCGAAGTGGGTGTAGCGTTCCTTGACTCTGACGATGCCGTCCAAGGTGCAGCCGAGCTCCTCGAAGCGGGCGATGGTCTCGATCAGGCTGGAGAAGGTGGAGCTTATCGTGAATTCCTTCACTCCCAGCTTCCTGCAGTCGGAAAGGATCGCCTCAATGTCGTCGTCCCAAATGACCTCGGCGAAGTTTGGCAGGTCGTTTCCGGCTTCCTTGCTGTAAAGGTAGGCCTGTCCGAGCGTCCAGTGGCATCCGATCTCGTCCCATTTCATTCCGGGCTTTGCGTTCTCAATGGCTTCGATTGTGTACTTCATGGTGGTTTCCTCCTTGTTTGGTGTTCCTTTTGGTATGTACATATATCACTCTGAACGCCTGTAATAGCAAGTTAATTCGGAGAATATATGTGACAATCCTGCTGGAATATCCGAGGTCGTAATTGTGTAGTTTACGCCTCGCCGGTCAGGATGAATTTTGCGTATTCTGACCGGTGATCCTCAAGGTAAAGAACCAGCTCGTAGAAGTCTCTCTCGTAGGCCAGCCGCTGGACAGTGGTTACATCAAACATATTCGTGAGGCCGGTGTCCCGGATGGCGAGAATCTGTTCTTTTACTTTTTCATCCATCTCATTCCACCACCTTCCTGACAAGGTCGATGCCGTAGATCACGTTCAGGCCGCAGCCGTTATCCCAGTTCACCATAAGGCTTCCGGTATCATCGACACCCGTAACCGTTCCCTTGGTGCCGATGGGTGGAGCCTGCACATCGTCCATCTGAAGGAGCTCCACGCGGGTGCCTGCCGGGTAGCGCAGGCGGAGCGCTTCAAGTTCGTGCTGCTTTATCATTCGCATGCCGCCACCTCCTTTTCCGGTGCGCCGTTCTTCCAGCTGGAGTTGCCGGAAAGGTTCTGAAGGAGAATCTTGCGCTCTGCCTTGTACTCGTTTCCGATGAAGCCAAGCCGCAGGAGGAAGCAGCGGAAGGCGTATTTCTCATTGTCGACTTCCTTTTCGGTGGCGCTTACCCGCTTCAGGTCTTTACTCATCTTGCAGAGGGCTGCGATGAAGTGTGTGTAAGCCTTGACCGCTTCCGGCTCCGGCAGTTCAGAAAACCAAGGGAAGGTGATTTTGTCTTCCGTGATCTCGATGCCGAGGTCGTCAATGCCGAGCGCCTTCTTGATGAGGCTTTCCTTGGCGGTGAGGAGGTTGGTGAGGTTTCCGACCGCAGCCTTCTCCAGCGGGAGGCTGACCGTAAGGCCGGTGCCTTCATCTGCTTCCGGTTCCTCTGCGGTGGCTTCCTCGTCGGTGCTTTCGATGTTCTCAGCCGGTGTGAAACCGTCCGCGATCAGGTTGTGGATCAGGCGCTCCAGCTTGTCCGCGTCCTCGCAGGTGACGCCGCCTTCCTTGTCGACCGTGATGTCGCCGATCTCAAAGGCGCAGGTCGGCATGAACTTGTAGATGGCCTTGTCGCCTGTAAGCTCTGCGATGGCTGCGACCAGTGCTTTTCTTTCTTTTCCGGTTACGTTGTAGTTTGCTTTCATTGTGTGTACCTCCGTTTTTCAAATGTGGTTTTTGGCTGTGCCTTTTGGCATGTATATACATCACTCTGAAAGCCTTATATAGCAAGCGTTTTCTCGATATTTCAAAGGAATATAATCGACAAATATACAGGGCAGAAATTGTGTACTATACACCCGCCGTGGGAGAGGTTTCGACCTCTTTTGCCAGAGCGGAGTAGTAGAGCTTTTCACCGTTTCTTACTACATACACATTTTCGGTGTCGCCGGTATCCTCCACATAGCGCCGGAGGATGACGGAGGCGTATTTCGGATCAAGCTCCATCATGCAGCAGATACGGTTGAGCTGTTCGCAGGCCATGAGCGTGGAGCCGGAGCCGCCAAAGGTATCAATGACCACGGAATTCTCCTGAGAAGAGTTCTGAATCGGATAGCCCAGAAGATCCAGCGGCTTACTGGTCGGGTGATCCTTATTGCGCTTTGGCTTGTCGTAGTTCCAGATGGTCGTCTGCTTTCTGTCGGAATACCACGGGTGCTTGCCGTTTTGCAAAAATCCGTAGAGCACCGGCTCATGCTGCCACTGATAATCGGAGCGACCGAGCACGAGGGAGTTCTTCACCCAGATACACACACCGGCAAGGTGGAAGCCTGCGTCAATGAATGCCTTCCTGAAGGTGAGCCCTTCGGTATCAGCGTGGAAGCAGTAGGCGGCTCCGCCTTTTTCGAGGTGGTCGGCCATGTTCTTAAACGCGGCCAGCAGGAATTTATAAAACTCCTCGCCCTTTAAGCTGTCGTTCTGGATCGTAAGACCGTCCGAGGCTTTGAAGGAAACGCCGTATGGCGGATCTGTCAGGACAAGGTTTGCTTTCTTGCCGTCCATGAGCTTTTCCACGTCCTCCGGAGAGGTGGCGTCGCCGCACATCACTCTATGCCTGCCGACTGTCCAGATGTCGCCGGGCTCCACAAAGGAAGCCTTCTCCAAAGCAGCAGTCAGGTCAAAGTCGTCATCGGCGATGTCTTTTTCATTTCCGGTGCCGAGCAGCTTATCCAGCTCACCGGCATCGAAGCCGAGGAGGGATAGGTCAAAGGACTGATCCTGCAGGTCGGACAATTCGACTGACAGCATTTCCTCATCCCAGCCTGCGTTAAGCGCCAGCTGATTGTCCGCAAGGATATACGCACGCTTTTGTGCTTCCGTCAGGTTCTCTGCAAAGACGCAGGGCACGGTTTCGTAGCCTTCCTCGCGGGCAGCTGTCACGCGACCGTGGCCGACGAGAATGTTGTAGTCAGCGTCAATGACCGCAGGGCTCACAAAGCCGAACTCCCTGAGAGAAGCGCGGAGCTGTGCAATCTGTTCCTTACTATGCGTCCGGGCATTCCGGGCATAGGGCACCAGCTTGTCGATAGGTACCTGTTCCAATTTCTGTGTGTTCATTTACATATTCCTCCTGCTTCGAAGCAGCTGTTCCATCACGCTGTCCTGCGGGCTGCCTTCAAAGGGCTCGGTGCAGTTCTGCTTCACAATGTCGTAAATTTCATACCAGAGCAGGTTGGCCTGCTTCTGAAAGTTCATCAAAAGCTGCGTAAAAGGGCTCGCAATCGCAGCGCCAGTGGTCGGGTGTTTTCCGAGCATGCCGTATTTGCTGACAGCCTCGGAGCACTGGATGTACCGGGCAAAGGCCTCTGAGTAGCTTTCGAGCAGGCGCTTGTTTACCAGACGCTCGCAGCCGCGCTCTTTAAGCCACAGCCATGTTTCCTTGTAGATTTCATCTGCGCCGAGCGGCTTTCCGTCCTTCTGTTGGGCGGAGAGGTAGTCGTCCGGGTCTGGCATATCCATGCCTTCCAGTTCCACGCCGTCACCGATGTCATCAACATCGAAGTCGGTCAGGTCATCTGTGAAGTCCGGCAGCTCCATGCGCTTTGCAGGTGCGCCTTTCATGATTTTGTCGGCGAGGGCGTCCGGCTTTGAGCCAGCTTTGACACGCCGCCCGCCGCGATAGGTTCCGTCTTTCGCCATGTCTATCACTTCCATTTCTGCGGTGCAGGGTTTAATACCCTGTTTGAATTGCAATTTTTGCGTAAAAGACCCCGCGCCGTTTTCCGGGGAAAAGGGTCGTAGAGATTTTGACCGCCCTACCGGTCGCCGCGCTCGTGGTGAATCTTC